TAATTTTCTAGTCACCGCTTAAAACCTGATCAACTCAACAGAGATCACAATTATGTACTGGTTCACCCGTTTCTACAACTGGCTCACCAACTACTCCACTCGTCTCTCAACCAACTTTAGTTTTGTTGGCTGGAACGAACCCCGCCCTGTTCCCCCTCTTGACGAAGCCCGTTTCGCTGATTACAGAAAAATCATTGATTACGCCTTTCGAAAACATCTTTACGGATGGGACTACGAACACATCATCAACACGTACCATCGTGCTGAACCCACACCCGACTTAATCTACGACACACTTGGAAAAGGTGATCTTCCCGACCACCCCGTACTAATGGACATACATTTCACCCGCGCCCGACAACGCTGCAAAGAATTATTTGCTCCTCCTACTCCAATTCGTCCTGTACATTTCGCCGACCTTCGACACTACCCTTGGAACCGCAAACCAAGCGCCGAAGAACCCTACACAAGTAACACTTCCTTACGCCGAACAATAGAAGACGCCGCTCGCGTCCATCTAATTCCCGACGCTCGAATGTCAGTTGGTAACCTTATCAACTATATTTTTAAAGACGTCCGCGAATTCATTCACGGCATTAAACAAGGAAATATCTTACCTGGACAAGCCTTACCTCTTGTCAATGTCCATGTTAAAACAGCTCTCACGCCTATTGACGAAAACAAGCTACGAATCATCTTCGGATGTTCAAAACGCTGGATTTTCCCAATGGCTATGTTTTTATGGCCTTTATTCCGTTACTATATCTATGACCAACGCTCACCAATGCTTTGGGGATATGAAACCATTCTAGGTGGATGGCACCGCATGAACAGCGAATTACTCGCTAGACATCTGTACTATCAAACCTTCCTGACCATCGACTGGTCTAGTTTCGACCTCCGCGCACTTTACTCAATAATGCGACTCATTTATACAGACTGGAAAACCTACTTTAATTTCGACAACGGCTATATGCCTACTAAGAAATACCCTACCTCATCATGTAACCCCACTAAATTACATCGACTCTGGGACTGGTGCGTTGAAGCACATTTTGCCTCACGCTTCCGTCTCCCCGATGGATCTACTTGGATCCGCTTACACCGTGGAATCCTTTCAGGACTATTTGAAACACAATTACTCGATAGTCACTATAATTTACTCATGATACTCACAGTCCTCGACCGACTCGAATTTGATATCTCAAACCTTTGGATAAAAGTCCAAGGAGATGACTCAATCACCGCACTGAGAATTCACATTCCCGCCGACCAACACGAAGACTTCAAAGTCAAACTTGCCTTTTGGGCTAAGTATTATTTTGATCACAAATTCAATCTTAAAAAGACTGAAGTGTCAAACACTCTACAAAACGTAGAAGTACTTGGTTACCGAAACAACAATGGCTACCCTCACCGAGACTGGCGACTCATTCTCTCCACTCTCTGGAATCCTCGATCCCGCCGCCCTGAACCCGCGACTACCATGGCTCGATGCATCGGCCTGACTTACGCCTCTATATACCAGAAGGACGTCGTCAATGTCTGCCAAGACATATTCGACTACTACAAGTCACTCGGATACTCCGCTACTCACGTACGAAGCATCGCCGAAATTGATTTCTTCTTTCAAGGAATCAACATTCCCAAAGACCACTTCCCGACTCAAATCGAAGTGACACGCTACCTCCGTTCATTAAATAATGTAACCGAAGAACGAAAACGTGCTTACTGGAACCCAGACTGGTTCCTTGCACAGTTCTAAGCTACAGAACGACGCCCGTTAATATTTTGAAACGTCTATGCAACACATTTATGCTTAACACAAAC